GGTCTCAGGCAGCACCATCGCCACTGATGAAGCTGATGACCCCGATCGTGCCGATGGCATGGAGATCATTGATTGCACGATTCTCAAGCGCTTCTCTGATGAAGTGCTCACTCGATTCGCTAACGGTGCCATCACCGTCGAGTTTAGAACTTCACTGCGTCACGCTGACCTTCAGCTTGGCGACTTTGTTGACTTCGAGACTGACAAGCTCTTGCTCTCTGGTGCTGACTTCGATGACGACTCAATAAGTATCACCGCCAAGTTCGAGATCGTTGAGAAAGAGTTCGACATCACGAGCGACGTGCCTTCAGTGAAGTTCACCGCGTGTCAGGTTTCACTCTCAACAGCGCCAGCGGTATCGCTTGCTGACGTGGTGGATATTCCTGACGTTGCTTTGATACCGGTGCGACCAACGTTGACCTTCATGGGTGGTGGCATACCGTCTTTCACATTGCCACCGACCATCAGCAGTCAATCAAGCTCCTTTGATATTGAGATTGGTCGTGGTGTCATGATGCGCGGTGACGGCTCATCGATGCCAGTCTCAACGGTTGAAGAGATTGAGCTGCCTTCCGATACCATCACTAGCATCGGTTACGATTCAGTCACCGGCGCAATTGTGACGACTGCTGACGGCGCAATTCAAAGCCCGCGCAATGCTGCACTCTCAAGCATTGAGACCGATGGCAGTGGCGTCGCTGGCACGCTTGATATTGCTCGGCTTGGCTCAGTGGGTCCGAAGCAGTTGAGCGAGACCATCACGACCGGCTTTGATAGATTGCGAAATGGTGGCTTTGAGGCTTGGAGCCACGCCAACGCCTACCCACCAGATAACTGGGCGATGAGCTCGGGGACTTGGAACACCGACCTCGAGCGAGTGAGCGAGAGCTTGGTGCTCGAGGGCCTTTATGCGTTGCGCTTTCCGAGTTCATCAACGCGAGCATCAACAGCCATCGTGAGCGATTACATTCCGATTGCCGAGGGTGAGATCTACTTGGTGAGTGCCGCAATGAAGAAGACGAGCGGCAGTCCTAGCGGTGAGGTCTCGATTAGTTTCTACACTTATTCAAAAGGCACCGTCTCCAATAACACGTTGCAGACCAAAGCACTCACAACGAGTTGGTTGCGCATTGGTGGAGCAATCGCAGCGCCAACCAATGCTCGCTTTGCTCGTGTCTTTATTGCTCGCACGGGTGCGTCAACAACGACTTTCGTGGACGATGTAAAGATGGAAATTGGCTCGCCGATGTTCTCCGCAAAAGCATCAAGTGACATCACAGTGACCTCACCAGGCACCACCCGCACGATTGTCTTTGACACTGAGATCATTGATCGTGGCTCTTGGTATAACAATAGCACGGGCATCGCGACAGCTCCGGTTTCTGGTGATTATCACATCGTGGCGGCTGTTGGTTTCTTCACCGGGGGCTCGGCGGATACCTATCACGTTGATCTTGAGGTCAATGGCTCGCTTGCTTATCGCTTCGGTGATGTAGACACGCAGCACCATGGCTCAGCAGACCAGGCAACTCAATCGGTGCTTGATATCATTCTACCTCTTGAGGCGGGTGATACTTTTCACATTGAGATCAACGACACAAGCGGCGGGGGCTTTAAGGGCTCCAGCAAGATCAGAGCAATCGGCGCAACATTCGGGGCGAAATTGCTTCGGTGATGCATAGACAGGGGGATCTTTTGTGCTACGATTAAGGTGAGCGTCGATGACGGTTTGATCCCCCCGTCGGAGCAGCCTTGATCGTAGCGCTCTAGATAATGGTTGCCGAATCCAGCTCGGTGCAACCAGTCGAAATAACAGCAAGCAACTGGAGGACATTATGGCGCAACCACGCGGCAAGACCACCCAAGTCACCACGAGCTCTACCGACGAGGTTGAGCTTCTTTCTCTTGAGTCAACATCACACAGTAAGCGAGGCGCAGTTGCCTATCTTCACTCAGCGAGCGTCGCGGGGACAATGTCGCTCTACTATGCTGACCAAGATGACACTGACCGTCTGCTTGGTACAGCAGCGGTTACAGCCAATGATCTCACGGTGATTTATGTTGATTATCGAGTGCCTAAAGCGGTGTTGAAGTTTACCCCGTCAGCGGTAACTAGCTCAGTCGTCAAGGCTGAGATCATCGGCTACTAAGGGAGCGCGTTATGCCAAACGTTGTAAGAATTCCGGCGGCTGCCGCTGGCGGCCAGATGGGCGAAGGTACGTTCTACCAAGAAGGTAGCGTCTCTGGTGCCCTGACTATCGACTTCACCAACGGCTACTACCAAGAGCTAACCTTGACCGGCAACGTCACTTCTCTGGCGTTCACTAACGGACCAGCCAGCGGTGAAGGCAAGAGCGTCGTCGTTGACTTTGTGCAGGGCGGCTCTGGCTCGTACACCGTGACCTTTACCAGCACCAAGTTCGATTCTGGCATCGCACCGACTCTCAGCACCGGTGTAGGCGATATTGACCGCATTGCGTTCGACATTACTAACGATGGCTCTGACCAGATTTACGGCCACGTGCTCGGCTTGGACATGCAGTAATGGCACCACCAAAGGACATAGCCAGGAGCTATCCCAAGCGCGGATTGACGGCGGATGTAGGTTTTCGGAGTGAGCCTGCTTTTGTAGGTGACGGGTCGGTAGAATACGTCGGAACAAACGGGCTTCAATTTGATGGCGACCATACTTTCGTCAATGGCTTTAGTGTCGCTGGATGGTATTGGGTAGACGGTACTCAGGTTTACAACTATGCGGGTTTCGCAGGGACTACTCTTGCCTGGGGGTTTCCTAGCAGTGGAACTTATTTGAACTTTTATCAGAAGGCTACATCGACAGCACACCAGACGACTGGCGGCACACTGACCCCGAAGCAATGGAACCATATCGCGTTTACATTGTCGCAGGATGGGCTTACGGTTAAGGCTTATGTAAACGGCGTTGAGCTTACAATCACACAACCCAGTGTCGCGATTGTCCTGCCTTCTTTGACAAATATAAGTGAAGCCGGGATTGCATCGTTTCAAAACGCCTCACCAGGGACGCCGGTGACCTTGCCCTATGGCGGCCTTATGGCCAATCAAATTTGGTACGATGGCGTTTTAACACAAGACGAAGTGCGGCAATTGATGCGAGCGCCTAACTATGCCGTCGCGTCCACAATCGTCACCCCGCAATTCTACTTTGAGCTATTCAGCGGTACAACCGAGTCTACCGGCAATGCGACAACGGTTGAAGATCGCGGTACCACGACCACGGTCTACGGCGTCAAGAAACCCCAACTCCCACGCGGTCTCGACTTGGCACGCGGCGCGGCAATGGCGCGAGTGTATACGGGGAGAGCGGTGGATTTTGATGGCTCGACTGACTTCCTGGATATGGGAACCGGGGTTGATAAGAACTACACAACCCGGTCAGATCAAACGACTTTCAGCTTTTGGTTAAACCCTGACACCACGTCAACCACTGTATTTGTTTACCAAAACCGCGCGTTAATAGGCGGCACAGATCGAAAAGAATGCAATCATCAGTTTTTGTATTTTTCAAACACGATAGCTTTTGACGGGTCAGGTGCGAGCATACAAGTCCCAGCCTCAAAAACACCAGTCGGTCAATGGTCTTTCATTTGCGGCGTAGCTGATTCAACGATCGGAGTCTCGAAATTATACATCAACGGAGAGCTGTTTACGACAACTTCGGCAGCCGTTACATCAGCAAACGGAAACAACTTTATAATCGGCGGGCGAAACAATGCGCCGCTCCAAATCTTTAATGGTCAAATTTCCAACTTTAAGATCTTCAACGTAGAGCTAACACAAGCCCAAGTCCGCGAGCTATACCACAATCCCGAAATGGTAATCCCTACCGGTGTGAGCGCTAGTAACCTACGGCGTCATTACCCACTTTGTGCATACAATGACACCGGCGGCATGGGTGGCCGTTATGAGATTGACCAAGGCGTTGAAGGTGTGAACGGTGAGTATGGTGGGTCACCGGTAATGGCCTTCGCTCAACCCGTGCCGTGTCCGCAATTGGGATTACAGCAGAGTGCGACGCGGGTTTTCTTCCAAGGCGCAGGCGCTCAAGAGTATGTTGCCACCGTTACAGCCCCAGGGACAACCGCAACTTTATCAGGCTGGATTCTTTGGGGTGATTCATCGAGAAATAGCTACATCGTCTCAATGGGCCAAGTCAGCACTGCAACCGATAGTCTCAATATAAGGATAAACGGGTCAGGCGACGTTACGATGTGGAAAGGCACTGAGTATGATAGCGGATTAAATATCAACGAAGGTGAGTGGAACCACATAGTCGTCACAACTAAAAGCTCCTCTCCTTACTGGAGGTGTTGGGTCAATGGTGTTGAGGCATCATCACCAGCGGTGGCACCAGTTACAAACATTTCGACCGGTTCCTTGTATCCTGCATCAGACGGCCAAGGTTATACAGCAAACGGCTTTATCAATGATGTAGCCTTTTGGGATGCTGAACTTGATACTTCAGACGTGGCGGCGCTCTATAACTCAGGCGTTCAAGGTATGGACGTATCAACGGTTCAATCGTCAAACCTAAAGGGTTGGTGGAAAGCTGACGACCTTACCACGTTTAAGGATTATAGCGGCAACGGCGCGGATGCGGTACAAACGGGTTCGGGGACAATTATTGCCGCATCATTCCCCGAAAACGCCAGCGGCTCGACTATTGTCGGCGACTTCTCGATGAAGCGTAAGGGTGTGAGTGTTTTAAATTGCTTTAATGATCCCCCGGCACAAGGCGTACGAACCGAGATTCCCGAAGGTGCGGGTTTAGCCCCTAGCCTTACAGACGGGCACGCTGTCTCGGTCTGGTACAGAAACCAAAAGCAGGACACGACTAGCGCGAATAATGGAACCCTAGTTACTTCTGGTGACACCGGCACCTCTAATCGATTCGTCCTTGAGGCATTAAATGGGAACTCGTTTCGCGGATTATATGGCGCGATAACTGCGACCAGCACGGCGACAATCAGCGACAACGACTGGCATCATTACGCCATGGTTCTGGATGTTACAACGAGCCCTAATCCAACAGTAAGGCTTTATTTGGACGGCGTGGCGGCGGGTACTGCAACAAGTGCAATTGGTACAACCTTTCCAGAATCTTTAACCTATATCGGCTGGATGAACTCAAGCAAATCCGGGTTTGATTATGGCTTAAAAGGGCCTCTTGCTTGCCCTAGAATCTACGCCTTTCAACTATCCGAAAACGAAATAAAGCAAATCTACAATGCAGACTACCGTCTCATAAGGGGACTAGACAATGAGTAGTGGAACCTGGATTTATCTATTAGTGCCGGTCGGCGATCTGGATACGGACCTGCCGTCCGCTGTGTCGCGTTTTGACTACCCTACCTACCCGGACCCAGAAGGACCGCCGGTGATGGTGCATCCAACGTACCGAACCTCGGCAGAGTTCAACCGAGCCAACTGCGCTCTCGGTGCCAGCGATGGCGTCCATACGATATGGAAATGCAACTCGCCGACGCTCATGGCTGGTGGTGACCTGGACCAATTCCGAGCGACTGGTTGGACTATCTATACACAGCCGGAAGCGGCTGAATGGGCAGGCAACATCACGCCACCGGATGATGCGCCGTAATGGACGCAATTGATCAGGCATCAACGGCAGCAATGGTGGGGGCTGTGGTCCTATTCCTCAATAAGGTCTCTGCAGCGGTTGAGAAGTGGAGCGAAAAGCGCAATGGCGGCACCGTCTACGACAACATCAAAAAGGCTCAGTCTCAAGTTGACGATATCGACAAGCGGTTGACCGTGGTTGAGTCCAAGATCGAAGATGTGCGCGATTCTCTAAAAGACATGAAGTCAGATGTTCAACGTTACCACAAGGAACTCATGAAGACGCGCGAGGAGTTCAGGATATCTTTCGGATCGATTGAAGGTTGGATCAAAGGCAAATCTGACAGCTAGGGAGAGAACTATGGCAGACATTAAAGGGCGAACCAATGGATTGAAGTCGAGTGAGTTTCTACTCACCGCGTGCGCGACTCTGGCTGGTGTCTTGATGCCAGTGCTTGAGACCGTCTTTGGTTCTGATAACCAGTGGATCTCGATTATCGGCTTGATCTTGGCGGCTATCGCTCCAAGCGCCTATGCTTCATCACGTGCTAAAGTCAAAGCGGCTCTTGCTGGTGCTTCTGCTGTTGAGTCAGCAGCGGGAAAGCAGCAAGCCAGCTCACAAGCAGAGTGACCAGTGCGTTGGCAAAGGTTCCGCAAAAGCCTGGCGGTCATATCAACCTTGGGCTCAGTGCTGGGCCTGATGGCGTGCGGGGCGTTCTTGACAGTGCTGCAAGAATCAACGATGCGGTCTCGCTCATCGCGCAAGGCTCCATCGCGAGCCCAGACGACTGGACCGCTCTGGCCGGAGTGAGAATCCAATGGTGATCTTTGACCGCATCAACGAGTGCGATGATGGTAAACCGCGAGAGCGTGAGCTGGTGAAACTCAAGAAGGTCGTCGTTCACAAGATTGGCAAAGAGCTAGGCAGCACCGGCGTCGAGATTGCTCGAGCTTTCAGAGATACCAGCAAATACGCGGCGGGCTCATACACCGGCGGCCAGATGCCCTATACTTTCATCATTCGAGTTGATGGCAGCATCGACCAGTGCTTGACGCTCAAAGACACCGGACCGCACGCTAAACGATGGAACAGTGAGAGCGTGAGCGTCGCGTTGATTGGCGACTTCACAAAGCACGAGCCCACCGAAGAGCAGTGGTTGAGCTTGATCGAGCTCTGTATTGAGCTCTCGAGCTATGGGCTCACGATACACGGTCACACCGAGCTGCCAGGTAGCTCATCAGACCCCGCCAAGCAGTGCCCAGGGCGTCTTTTAGACTTGGATGCGTTACGTGCTGAGGTAGCGTTTAGAGTCGAAGAGAGGCGCATTGTGGGGCTTCTAGATGCCGGTGTGAGACTCTAGCCCTTCTTGTTCTTGCGGTGCTTGGTCCAGAATAGATCTTCAAGCTCCAAGCGTTGCAGATAGTCTTTCAAGTCTGCGACTCGATCCGCATCATCCGCATGTTTAATGATCCACGCTTTGACTCGACGCATCGACATCGCCAACTCTTTTTTCTTCTCTCGATATTGAAAAGCCGCGCGGGCTTTTAGGTCTTCTTTGCGCATTGTTCCCCCCAGTGCCCGGAGAGGTGCGCGCCTCTCCGAGCCGATAGACCACCCATTTACAACGTGGCACTCATTAACCACGCTGGTCGGGGGAGTAGTCTATCGCGTTAGTAATTCCCATGCTTTTGCTGCCACCGCTGGAACTTGTCCGTTTCCAAGGCATCGCAGTCGGTCCATCCGATTGGCCACCCCATGAGCCACTCGATCCAACTTGGGCTCAGTGGCCCACCCGCCAGAGTGCTTAGGCTTGGCGTGCCCGCAGTCGCGAAGGTCGTGCCGTCTGACCGCTTGCCGTTGTTCGTCGTGCCATATTGAGTCGCGGTTGGTGTTGGTAGCAACGAGCCAGAGTCGATCTCTTCGGTGAGGCGCTCCAAGCTCCAAGGCTGATAGACGACGCCATCGCGCATCATACCCGAGAGCGGCAAGGTCACCGAGGACTCTGGCAAGACCTCGTCGAATAAGGTTCGGTGAGTTCTCCACGAACACGCATCGAGGTCGTACCTCGCCGACGATTCGAGCCATCTCTGACCAGAGCCCGCTTCGCTCTCCGTCGATGCCTGCGCCTTTTCCGGCGATGCTGATGTCTTGGCAAGGAAAGCCGCCCGAAACGACGTCAACAATGCCTTGCCACGGTCTACCGTCAAACGTTCGCACGTCATCCCAGATCGGGAAAGGGTCAAGGGTTCCGTCGTTTTGTCGGGCAACCAAGACGCTGGCGGCGTAGGGGTCGCACTCAACAGCGCACACTGTGCGCCATCCGAGCAGCTTGCCTCCGAGTATTCCGCCACCAGCGCCCGCGAAAAGAGCCAGCTCACGCATCACCGCCGAATGCCTGAAGCCCGCTTGCGCGAGTCTCGCCATGACTTGAGATCGACAACGTTGCCCCATACGTGCCGATGCAGAGCGCGTTGCTCTCGTTTCTCAAGTGCGTACTCGAAGATCATGCCAGCGATGGCAACAACGAAGCCAAAGCCCAAAAGCATCGCGATGAGTAATAAGTCTAGTCCGTCCATTGTTCCCCCCTTGGTGGTGTTTTCTATAGCTTAGTCGAGAACAGTGCCACCGTCTAAAAATCGGCGATGTTCTTCGCAACCGCGTTTCTGCTTCTCATCATCAAGCTCACTCTCAAAGAACATGCAGCGCCAGCGACCATCGCTGAGCGCTTCAGCATAGCGACAAGAGCGGCATGACTTGTCAGGCTGGTTATTGCCATGACAGAGCCCGGCGTAGTCGCAGAAGCGGCAAAGCCAAAAGTCGAAGTCGGGCGAGACCTTGCGCGGTGCTTCAAGTGACTTGATGATGCGGTGCGCTTTGTCTTCAATCTCTCGAGCATAGAACTCATCGAGAGGAGTGCGGAGACTCAGCAGGCGACGAGAGCCCGCCGATGCAACGGTCATGTAGTGCCAATCGATTTTAAGCTTGTACATGTAAATCTGAGCTTGCGCGTAATATGTCGGCATCCATTTGAGAAGCACCGAGCCCTCATCATCAAGCAGAGCGTGACGCTCACGCAATCGATGCAGCTCGTCAAAGCGCTTGTCACTGATTGCTTTATGCTCCCAGATATGCGGCGTGTCTGGTGCCTCGATGAGCCCGCTTCTAATGATGCCATCAACTGAGCCGCCAAAATGCCCATCCTGAAAACGTGCTTGGCGACCCATGAGCTCAACAACTTGCTCAAGCTCACGAGCAATGAGCTCTTCACTCTCGTGACCATCGCGAAACTTGCGCAGCACGTCAGCGGTGAAGTCAGGCTCCAGAGCCCAGCGAAAAGAGTACCAGGTTTTACGCTCGCACTCGCCACCGATGCTCGAGGCTCCAAGGTGTGGGCGGTGGCTGGTGTCCTGCTCGCGCTCTAGTTTGTCATCAAGTATTTGAAGCGTGGTTCGCATTGTAGAGCTCTCCGATTTTAGGGTTAGGTTTGCCGTGGTGTGCGTAGGCTTGTTCTATCAGTTCGTTGAGGTCTCTGCCGCTCCAAGTATCATCACCGATTCTTAGGTCGTACGTATACCAGCTCTTGAGCGGTGTGCCTTTCATGATGTACTCCGGGCGATTGTTTCTCGCTCTGACTTCAACGCTCACTCTCAAGCACTCGAAATCAACTGCTAGTCTCTGAAGTGCGCCAAAGTAGATTAGATCTTCATTGCGTTTGTTTCTCATCATTAGATCCCAAAATAGAAGATTGAAGATGTCTAAGAAAAAGCGCCAGCCCGAGACCACCGGAGCAGACCGGGCCAGCGCGATTATTTGATTGTCAGAAAGGGACGTCATTGCTTGGCGGTGCTTGGAATGAATTCCCAAGGTCAGCTTTGCGATAGCCCTTGATCTCAGTTTGAGTCTGACCATTCCACTCACGGTGCGCGACCTTTACCTTGACCGGGCGGTGATGCAGCTCAAAAGAGTCGCTGATGCTCTTGAGTCCAGCCGACTGGCAAAACCGGGCGAGGTTCTCTTGTGCAATCTCGACCGCTTTAGGGTTCGGGTTGCGCAAGTTGAAGCGGTCCCAGATGTACCGACCTTTATGCTGGCCATCGAGGACCTCAAACTTGAACTGGAGGTAACTACCAGTGCCCGCTTTTGTCTCTCGAATCTCTGACTCGATGGCGATCACGTTGTAATAGCCCTCAGGCAGTGGCTCATAAGCTGGGCGGTCCTCGGTGCTAAAGTCATAGTTGTTTGCGTTGAAGTTGATTGTTGCCATTGTAGTGATCTCCCTTATCCGATGATTTTGTTATAGATTGCTTCTAGGTTTGGTTCTTCAAATTGCGCCAGAGCGCCGCTTCTATCTTTAGCGGTCCAGATGCCATCAGTGGCAGTCTGAAGCGCTCGCTTGGTCTCACCGTCCACCTCTTTGACTCGCATCGCAAAGACCTCATCAAAGAAGTATGGCAGGCTCTGACCGAGCTTCTTGCCTGGCATGGTTGGTGTCCAGAGCATCGCACCGCTCTCGTCTTGGATATGCTCAGCTTTGGCAGTCATGAAGACATTGCGTGGCAAGTCCCGAAAAGCTCTGATGAGCTGAGCCATGCGGTCTTGCAGCTCGCCATATGCTTTGCGCGGGTCCTTGCTTGCCTTCTTCTCGGCAGCAAGCACGACCTCAGCGATCTCGCTGAGAGAGTCGATGCAAACCCACCGGTAGCCCTTAGCCTCATCGCTCTCGGTGAGGTACTTATAAGCCTCTTGGACTTCCACCAAGCTGGTGACCTCAATCACCGGTAGGTCATAGCCTCGCAGGCTCAAGAGCCCGCTCTCGGCGCTTATGATGATGCAGTCTTTGGCAGTGGCGCAGAGCGTTGTCTTGCCTGAGCCTGCTGCACCGTAGGTCAGCACTTTGAGATGCTGGTGACTGGTGTCACTTGTTCTTGTGATTTTAACCATTGCTTTAATCCCTTTCTTTGTTTTCACTTGTGCGCTCTTCAAGCGCGTCAACCCTCGCACAAAGGTCTGACAAGAATTTGCCAATGACCTCAATGCTCGTGATTATTTCGACGTCCCAATAGACACAGCGGCCACCAGGTTCCTCGATTGATACCTTCCAAAAGCCACCACCATCGGGGTCGGTGGCTTGGGGCTCTGCTTTGATGGTGTGGTCACGGTGGACCAATTGAATAGTTGCTTGCATTGTTTCCTCTTGTTTCATGCTCGTATCGTGAGCGGTGCCCGGATACGCTCCGGGCGGGCGGTTCTTAGTTTGCTTTGACGGTTAGTTGTTACTTGCTGTAAGCGTAGACGGCTCTGACCATCTCATCCACGTTACCCTCGTAGCCATGATTCGAGGCAAACCATTGCAGTCTCTCCATGGCACGGTCATGGATCTTTGAGAGTTTCCACTTCCATCTAAGATTAGGGTAAACTTGCACTCTTTTATTCACAACCCCAGAGAGGGCTGAGAGCACAGCAAGCGCCACTTGGTCTTTTACTTGAGCAATAGTCTGCCCATAATAATCCTCATCATCGCTGCTCCATGTGTGGATTGGCTTGGCGGGATTTGGGCAACTTTGGTCTTTGCGGGCTCGCTCATAATCAGCCTGCAACTCTTCACGCTCTGCTTGTTCAAGGTAGTAATCGTAC